CAATCTCCCAATTTAATTAAATTAGAGACTTTTCTATCTCTGCTCTCAAAAAGACTTTCAAACATAATGGCTCCTTTAGTATAACCTTGTATCTTATATATCTATTTAAACACACCTAATTTTCATTATCTGTGTTTTCTCTATCAATTATTCGTTTCATAGCAATAAATTGCTTAGAAGTTTTCCCCTCTAATAGGGCAATCTTATTTTTTACTTTGTTTAAAGTAGAGAGTAATTCTTCTGAAGTGGGTGGGGTATTTTCTGCTGATTCCATGCCTGCTCCCTCTGGTGGGGGACTAGCACCCCCAGGAGCAAAGCTACCCCCGCCCCCCATAGCACCTCCAGCAGCCTGCCCCTCCTCTTCAAGGGCTTTCTCAATCTCATCAATCTCAGAATCATTGAGATTATAATATTCTTTGTAAATTTGACGCTTAGGAAATAATCCTGTTGAAATAACGGTACTAACAACAGAAGCTTTTATTTGATCAACATCAAGTTTTCTCTTAGTATACATATCGGAAGGATCAGGTAATTCAATACGCAAATCACGAATAAAAGATAAGGGAAAACCTTTTAATACCAAATGTCTTTTGGCTAAAGTTTCTAAACCAACTTCAATACTGTGCTGTATTCTACTAATAGTTCTAGCAAATTTTACATCTAATTGAGATAAGTTAGCTTTTCTTTCTGGAGACTTGTCCTTCTCTACAATATAATCCTTGGGGATTTTTAGGGCTGCTAGTAATTTATCTCGGAAATACTTAACATCTTCAGTCTCACCTAGGTTTTGTGCCCCAGGAAGAGTTTCAATCTTTGTCCCCTGCGTTCCTCTCATAGGAACAAAGAAATCCTCATTAATAGAAAGGGGGTTAAACCTCTCATCAATCTTACCGTTTGTAGAATAAAACTTTTCTTTCTTGAATTTTTGCTTTAGCTTTTCTACAAACATTTCAGCCTTTGTTGAGGGTAAATTTCCTACATCAACATAAAAGATTCTTCTCTCAGGTGCCCGCTCAATACGATACACCAACATAGCATCCTCCATTAGGCGTAATGATCTAAAGATTCTGTGGGCCAATGCAGCAATTGATCTACCATAAGGATAAAACATTGGGTCTGAGGTATGTAATCTAAAGTGAATAAGCTGATTTTTATCAAGAGAAATATATTTCGATTTCTCCATGCCATAAGCATTTTGCCCAAAAGCATCCCAAGCATTCTTATTAGGAATCTCCTGCAAGAAATCGGTCAAGTAACCATATTCATTTTCAACACGAACAATATAATTTGGATTTAAAACTTTTAGTCTCTGAATACCTTCCTTAGAGTTGTTTACATCTACAATAGTTTCAATAAAGCAATCACCATACTTAACCGTATTTCTGGTGATGTCCCAATACAGCCTATCAAGTTTAATTGTTTGGAACAGTTTTTCTATCTCTTCTACAACTAAAGAACTATCAGAAACAATACTCCACCTATCATTACGAATATTTCTCTGCGTACAATCATCAGCATAGATATCGAATGCAGCCCCAATCTCAGGGTATTCATCCATCTGCTCATATTCTTTATTTCTATGCTTTCTACTAACCTCAACCGCAGGGAAATGAGGACTTGACCTCATATGACCAAAACCCATACCCCCCGACTCAGGTTTAACTACATCACGATTAACTACAGTATCTCCACCTAGAGGATGTTGTGGGGTTGCCCCTGGCTTCTCCTGTTGGGCAACATATGGTTGGGCTTTTGTTGCAAAAAACTTTGAAAACCACCTGCCTAATCTACCTGTTGGGGAGAAGTACGAAGACCACCTACCTGCACTCCCCCCACCAAACTCTGTATAACCCTCTTCTAGGATATCTTCATCTTTTAGCTCATTAACCATTTGATTTCTTCTTCTGAGATTCCTCCATAAGTCTTAAACTTATATTTTGTTTGATTTGTAGGAGCTAAAGGCTTAATCTCCTTAGTTGTAGCTCTAATATGTTCCATAGGCGTACCTTCTGTAAGAGTATTCATTCCATGTACTATTAAAGCTAAACTCATAATAAGATCGTCATTTTTTCCTTTATCTGCCTGTGCGCGACCAGTCTCAGTTACAATAAAAGTATTAAACTCATCCACACACCTCTTAGAATTAATCTTTAATGAATTCATTCTAAGAGCTTCTTCCAAATTTGCTAATATAACATCACGATTTTTAGCAGTTAGTTGATAACCTGTTTGCCCTTTTTCATCAGCCCACAGATTTTCATACTCTAAAATAGTAAATAACCAATCAATTAGGTTATTTCCTATTGTATTTCGCTCAACCATAACATATGCAGTATTATATAGGCTGGCTTCTGTAGCTATAATCTTAGCGAACTCATTAATTGGCGTTTTATTTGAATAAAATTCAGCAACTTGCTCCCCATTGTACAAATTAATGATATGAAAGGCAGAATAATCCCTTCCACGCCCCAAAGAAACATCAGCGGCGAGGATATAATCATAATGAGGCTCAGGATCCTTCCAAACTCTCATTTTATTTCTATATTTTGAAATAAAATCTGAACTAATGGTTTCAGTAATGGATTTTATTGTATCCCCATCAATATAAGTATCACCAGTCCCCAAAAACTCCATCTCATATTCTTGTAACCAGCGTTTTATTCCAACATTATTTTTTGTTGTGGATTCCCAACAAGTTACATCGTAAGTTTCTTCCTTTTCCTGTAATTCTTCGTATAACCAGTCGTAATTTGGGTTATAGAAGTATTCTGGGTGGTCTTTCCAATGAATATCAATAGTATTGAAGTTATTTCTTTTCTCTGCTGCTTCAGTATACATCTGATGGTAGAAATTCCCAACACCATTTACCGTGGAGATAATAAATGCTCTACCCCCCGTACTAATAATTGGATATACAGCAGCCCAAATCTCGTCAATTTTCTCAATGAAAGCAGCCTCATCAATAATTAGTAGATACCCAGATAGGGATCTACCCGAAGTCTTCTTTGATGGACGAGAAACCACTTTACATCCATTCTTTAAGGATAAAATATGTTCTGTCCGTTTAAGAATTTCAGGTTGAAACATCGGAGGGAGAGAATCATACATCAGCTTTACCCTCTCTAGAGTTTCTGTAGATTCAGTATCACCAATAGAGAGGATAGGTATAGTCTTATTACTACCAAAAATAATGATCCAAGTAGCATAAGCACAAGCTAAGGTAGTGATCCCAGCCTGACGGAACTTGCGAATAATATTGAATCTATTAGTTTGTAATTTATCAACAATTTTTTCCTGGAAGGGGTATAAATCAAAGGATATTTCCCCCCTAAGTTGGTGAATAATATGGATATAGTTACTAATAAAGTACTTTGGATCCTCTTTACAGTGTTTAAATTCTGTAATTAGCTCGTCCTGGCTCATTTTTGTCCAATGTTTCAGGGGTTTTTCTTTTCTAATCATTCTATTATATTTTATGGATATCAATATTTATGCCCTTATATGCACTAGATCTAAAGATCTCAGCCCAACAGCGCAAAAATTAGTCTCATATTTATCTAGGGCTAATATCAAAGTAAAATTGATTGTAGGGGCAAAGTCTATCTATTCTGGTTATTCTAGAACTGTAAAAAAAATAAATCCTAATCCTAACGATATTATTATACTTTGCCACGATGATATTGAAATCATCTCAAGCCCAGAAAGTTTTAAAGAAGTTCTAATTAGTGAAACTTTGAAGCAAGATACTGGTTTTATTGGAGTTGCTGGAACAACTAAATTATCTGAATCTGGTGTCTGGTGGGATCAAAATTTATGGAAACAACAATATCATAGGGGTTTTGTCTTACATGGAAAAGATATCAAGACTTCTGCCTCAACTTATTATGGAGTATATGAAAGAGTTGTGGTATTAGATGGGCTATTCTTAGCAGCTACAGCAAAAACAATAGAAAAAGTAGGATTAGATAAACCAAGCTATTTTGAGGGAGAGTGGGATTTTTACGATATACATTACACCTACTCTGCACACAAACAAAAATTAAAAAATAAGACCGTACCTATCTTTATTCTACATAACTCTTTAGGAGAATTAGCTGGCAGAGATTCATGGCATAAAAATAGATTAGCCTTTATTAACCAAAATAAAACTAAATTTCCTATAATCTGCTAGTATATAAAAATATGAAACTACTACTACTTTGGATACTCGTAACTTTTGGGATTACTCTAATAATTACCACATCAGAACTATTTAATCCCCTTAGATGGACAATGAGAAAAATATCAGGATTCCTAGGAAGATTCTTCTCATGCCCCCTCTGTATTGGCTTCTGGGCTGGAATTTTAGCTAACTTCTTCTGGATGTCCCCAACAGAATATTTATGGAATATTACTTGGGGCTACGAACATATGATAACAGACGGATTGCTGGGAGCTGCTTCCAGTTGGTGCTTATATAAGTTTTTTACTAGAATGTAGGATCTACTTGGCTTCCACCAAGTAGGTAGTACCACTAGCATCAGATATTTTGAAAAATGGCATTTTTTATTAGGGTAACCTCTAACTTATATAGTCCTCAANTGTTCAANTGCATGACANGTCGGACATAATAAAACACATTTAGATAANTCTATATCAATCTCAGAAATACTACGAGTAGAAGGTCGAGATAATGCAAACACCTTAGCTCCAGGATTCAAATGATGATAATGTAAAACTTCAGGATACTCAGAAAAACCACAGTTCATACAAACTCCAACAGCCATCTTATATTCACGAATATAACACTTATTTTCNTCTACAATGTTCTTTCGAGGCTTAAGTAACCCCCCCTTGTGATAAGACTGATTATACTCTGAAACTCTTTTTTTGTTGGATTTTCCCCACTTTTTTTTATACTCGCTCTTACAAGCTCTACAATAAACAGACAACCCATCCTTCTTGGCGCGGTCTATAACATATTCTGAACTGGGTTTGAGTTCCTCACATTTGCTACAATTTTTCATAATTTTTTTAGGGGCTACTGTATTATATAGAAATTTTTAGA